GGGCTTCGTCTTCGTTACACTCGTATCCTGCGACGCATTGAGGTAGTCCTCCGCCAATTTCGGATGAATACCACGAAGAGCCTCTACAACTTTCTTATGGACTTTCGTCGCCTCGGCTTCGGCCATGCTGTGGGCGGCTATCTCGCCGAGTTTCCCGACGTTGTACCTATGGGTAGCATTGTATGCACCTTGGGCCATCTGCTCGCGAATGCTCTTGTTGTTGGCATACGCCGCCGCGTTCTGCTGGAATTCCGCCAGGGATCGCGTATGTGTGTTGGCCGTGACGACCTTCTGCTGCTCGATGGCCCTTCTTCCAAATAGTTGGGTGCCCCGGGAATAATGTGCATTCATGCCTTCTTGGATCATGCGCCGCACACGGTCGCTGGACGCCTTCCCGGTAAGGCGCGTTCGTTCCTTATCCAGAAGTTCATCATACTCGGCACGCCGGTTCACCGCCTCTAGACCTTCCATCGAGCGATACCCCTTGATGCCCCCGGCTTGCTCATCCTTGCCATCACCAAACTCGAGGAGGCGAGTATATTCAGACATCTTATTAAGAAGCCCCTGCCCCTCGGTCTGCTCGGCTTCATCACGGACTTTCAAGATGCCGGCGAAGGCGGCGCCTCCCAACTCTCCGACCGCCTCGCTGATACCGGCGCCGTAGGCGGCCGGAGACACGCGGACGTCGGGGATCCTCACCCCACTCACTTTGGTAATGTCGGCCGCTGTGGGCATCCTTGTTGCCATGTCTATGCCCAGGCCGACGCGCCTTTGAGGAGGGCCGTACCGGCACGGAAGTAGCTGGCTTGCCGGGCGCCGCGTCCCTCGGCGCGAGAGAGGACCGCCTGCGTCATCTTGGAGCTGGCCACGGCCTCGGCGTTGGCCTCGGCCAGGCGGGCATTGAACTCACCCTCGGCGCCCAGGTCTTCCTGGACAAGCAGAGCGGAGCCGCTCCCGCCCTCCTGGGAGCCCAAGAGGGCACGCTGGGTGCCGGCGAGGCGTTCCGCTTCTTCTCGTTGCCGCCTGGCGTTGAGGGCACCGATCTCGCGATCTCGCTGGGCCTGACGTTCGTACAATTGGGCCTGGACGTTGGCGGCGTTTTGCGCCGCCTTTCCCTGTCCTATGGCCCCGGCGGCGGTCATAACGGCGCTCCCCGCGGCCATGTATGGCGCAGCCGCCTTCATAAATGCCTTAAAAGCTACTCCATTGGACATATCACATAACCTTTCCGTATCTGACGTAGTCGTTTTTAGAAGAATCGTAGGCTTTCATAAAACCCTCGAACTCGAGGCCGATGGCTCGCGCCAGGCGGCAGGCGTTGATATGCTCGGCCAGCACCGATGCCTGTAGCCGGTGGAACCCGGCGTCTCTCATAAACCCCGGCAGGCGTCTCTTGACCTCGAACACGCACGCCCTCGCCTGCTTGGGGGGCATCGCCGAAAACGCCGCCCAGGCCTCGCCGACGCCGGGCCACAGGCGAAACGCGCCGGCGCACCCGATTACGGTCCCGTTCATAAGGCCCGTGAAGGCGATAGATTTCTGGTCACCCAGGGGCGTTAGATCCCCGAGCTGATCGGGGACGTCGATGAGCCGGTCCAGATGTTCCCGCTCGAACGGTACCACTTCGATCAAGCCGTCACTTCCAGTTCCGGCGCGATCGCAAGGACTGTCGCCGGCGTCGGCGACGTCGACTTGAGGATCAAACGCAGATCGGTGTCGTAGCCGGCGACGATGCCGAGGGACTTCTCCCCAGTGAAGAAGGGAACCGGGTCACCGTCGATCTGGGTCGCCGGTCGCAGGTCGAGCTCCGTGAATGCGTTCTCCCCGTCCTCGTCCTCGGTGGCGACAGAGAGCGCCCCATCGGCGGCCTCCAGCAGCACCAGGATGATATCGTTGATGTTCTTCGGCTTACCGACGGCGGTGCCGGCCGGCGCCCCGAAGGCCAGCTTGAGAGATTTCCAGCGGCGTTCATACTCGAGTCCGACATGGACAACCGACGCCGCCGCGTCCAGGGTGATGGATCCGGAAGCGACCGTCTTGTCCGTCTGCACGGCGCCATCGGCGAAGACTTTGACCGTCGCCGCCTCGAGGTGGCTGAGACCGGTTACCGTTGTCACCTTGACCCTGGCTTCGCCGGCGGCCGAATAGGCTGTGAACGCGGTGCCGTCGGTCGCCAGATGAACGGTGCCGCCGGACGTGAACGTGGTAAACGCGGACGTGTCGACACCGATGGTAAACGTATTGGCGTCGACCTTGGTAATGGTGTATCCGTTGCCGTTGAGCTGGGTCATGCCGCCGATATCGAAAAAGGCGACCTCGTCGCTCGTCGATAGACCGTGCCCCGCCGCGGTCACACTTCCCGGATTGGCCCTAGTAACCGCAGTGACGGTAGTGCCGTCGACGGCGGCGAGCTCGAAGCTGTTGGTTGCCTTCTCGAAGATCTTGTAGGTATTGGTGTTGAGCTCCGTCATGCCCTTGACACGGACGATCCTGACCAGGTCGCCGTCGCTGAAGCCGTTGGCAGTCGCCGTGATGACGACCGGGTCCGCGGCCGTGGCCCCGGAGATCGTCTTCGGGCTGTCCAGGGTCAGGCCGGAATCGACGTAGAAGGCGTCTTCCTGAAGATCCGCGTCACCATCGTAGGTTTTCTCCAAGACCTCGATGTAACGCACCGTCGAGCCGTTGATCTCCTGCTTGACGGCGACCCAGATCTCGTAGCGTCCGGCGCTGCTCTTGACCTGGCCTGTGCCGTCCTGGCCGGGGATAGCGACGATACTTTCGATCACCGCGTCGCCACCTTGAAAGGCGCCACCATGAATCTGCCTGGCCCAACCGATGACACTTTGTTCGGGCTGATAAGTCAGTGTCGGGACCTGGCCATCGGCGCGCACCGTCCAGACGATGCTATCCGGCTCCTGCTGGTAGGCGAGCTGCGTGACGCCGCCGCCGAGAACCCTGTCATTAAGCAAGGTCAGATCGAAGCTATCAAACCCCTGGATACCGGATTCCTGGAGAACGTCGGCGAATTCTACGAGCTTACGAGCCTGAGCCTGGGCGAACAGAAGGCGGTTGCGTACTTCGATCGGTTGGATCCGGGCGACACCGCCGGAAACTTCGAAGTCGGCGGCGATATCCGTAGGCGTCAAGACGGCGCCTTCTGAACGCAGCGTCCAGTTACCGCCAGAAGTCCCGATGATGGGCTTTTTTCGAGCCGCCAGCCATCGGATGGTGTTGACCTGTAGCGCGGCGAACGTGTAGTCGATGGCGCTATCGTCCTGAACGGCTCCCTCGACGTCCTCGTCGGCGAAGTTCTCGATGTCGCCGGACTTCGACAACCAAAACGACTGCGGGAATTTGTTACTGTTGGCGAAGCCGAGACGCTGCTGGATGAAGCCGACGACCGCCGGCCAGCCGTCTGTATCGTTCCATTTACCGAGACGCCAGTCCGCCGTCGCCGTCGTCGCCGAAGCGGCGTCGCCCTTGATGTCGGCGGTGACGTGGGTGGTGTCGGTGAAGGCGGTTATCTGTAGCCATGTCCACTTGTTGGCGGCATCTTCCCAGCGGATAAGCCGTCCGACGTCGGTCGCCCGAAACCCGGCGTCGTCGTTAATGCCGTCAACGGCGGACGCGGTCACGGTGATGCCGTTGCCGGTAGTCGCAGACAGGGTCAAGGTCGATCCGGTCGATGGGTTCTGATTGAGCCAGGGACCGTCCTCGAACAGGATGTCGATCAGCGACCAGGACGAATGGCCGTAGCGTTCCAGACGGTATGCCCGGGTGGCGCCGCCGATACAGAAATACAGCACGTCCGCGGACTGAGCGTAGCTAAGGTCCGGAAGATCGCTTTCCGACCACGGGGTGACCAACTCGACGGCGGCGTTGTCGATGATATCGACGTTATCGATGGTGACCGTCTTCGAAATCATATTGTTCTGGATCGAGAAATAGGTCGTCGAGCCGGTTGGGGTAAAGGTGATGGTATGATACCCGGTGTACTTCTTGGCATCGGCCAACAAGTTCTGACTGGCGCCGCCCGATGCCGTGCCGACACGCACGGTGACGACGTCGCCGGGGTCCGATTTGACCTGGAACTTGAGTGTGTATTCGGTGCCGGTGTCGGAAGTGGTGATAGCGTAGGTGGCGATCGCCTCGTTACCGGATGTGCCGGTGCGAAGTTCCATGTCGTTGTTAGACGAATCATGGGCGATCGCACCAGAGCCATTCGAATCGTCGGTCCAGCTCGATATACCGCTGGCAAAGCCGCCGTCGGTAATCGATCCCGACACGTTGTTGGCGGAAATCTGCCCTTGATCACGATAGAACCTAACCGCGTTGGCCCCAAATTCCAGGCAGTACGCCTGGGTCGTCGAGAAAATAAACTGCACCAGCCACGGCCGCACCGAGGCGCTCTTGGCGTCGGCGATGTACCGCCAGCCGGGACGGTGGGCGTAGCCGCCCTGTGGGATGGGGAGGATGTTCTGGTAGACGGAGCCGGCGTTGACGTACTTGTCGAACTGGACGCGGCCGTGCATCCGCTCGCCGAATTCGCCGGCGTTGAACGATTCCTTGAGGGGGTTGATTCTCGGCATAATCTAAGAGGGCGGGTCCCCGGGCTCGTAGAAGTGACGCTGCCCGGAGCGGACCCCGATCCATTCGGACTCCGGCAATTGGTCGGCGAAGTCCTGGATGGAATCGGCTGATTTTGCGGATGGGAGATCTTCGGAGATGTACTGGTCGTACATCTCCTTCGACAACGACGCCGAACCCGAGAGCGTAACGGCTAGGCGTGACGCCAACAGTTTAGAGAACGCCAGACGAAAGGCCGCCGGCATCAGGTTGGGGTCAGTAACCCGAGAGACGTAACGGAGATACAGGTCGGCGGCGTCGGAATTGATCTGGCCGCCCTCGATCTTATAGGGGATACGGTCGCGGCCGCTGGAATTATTATGGACCGAAACCACACGCAGAAAGTCCGCCGGCAGCTCGTAGCCGTACTTCCACTCGAAGGCCGGGGTGGCGGAGAGTTGCCCCAGCTTCACCCTCTTGACGGCGAAGTTCCAGTTGTGGGTCTCGAGCATGGCGTCACGAAGTTCTGTGAATATAACCTCGACGGCGTTGGCTTCCTTGGTGCCCTGCTCGATCGAGGTGATCTGCTTCGAATTCTTGATCAACTGTAGAGCAGCGTTGGCAATGCCGACTTCAGATGCCATTGCTTATCACTCCTTCTAAGGGATCCGGCGTCGTCACGACGCTGGCGGTTGGGTATTCGAACGGTTAGGCCTTCAGGCGGCCCGCTTCTTCGAGGCCATCGATTTGGCCTCTTCCCTGGTCAGGTTCTTGGCGACCTCGACGCCGGCGTCATCGAGCACCGTCCACTTGCCGAACCCCTTGTGGACGGCGTTCATGGAACGAGCGGCACTGGACTTGACGCGGCGCCAAGGGGTAAGCAGGGCGACAACGGTACATAGCTTAGTCCGTTCGCGGACTTCCAAGGTGCCCTTGGTCCACGCGCCATCATCGTGAAAACAAATGACGTCTATCTCGTCGCCAGGGTCCAGGTAGGCGGCGGCGCAATTGTGAAAATAGTTGTCCTCGAGCAGCAGCGCCGGTGCGTGCTGAGTGGAATAGCGCAGGGTCGAGGCGAATTTAAGCCGGTTTATATACTCGAAAGCACTCGGATCGGACTTAGCCATGGAGAACTCCTGGTTGGTTAAAGGGGACGCCGTGTTTTTTATCTTCCAGCAGGCACCGCAACTCGTCGGGTATCCTCACAGATCTAGTCGAAACCTTGTTGAAGAAGATGTTCACGCATTCAGCCGTCGCCACGAGACTGTCTTCCTGGTGGACGCAGAAATTCGTCTTCATCGACTTACCGCCGACATGCACGATCCCGCCGGTAACCTCGACGGTGCCGGGGTAAAATACTTTGGCGTTAAAATCGACAGACAGGCGCGCCAGAACGTGATCGATATCGGTCAGGCCGGATTGATCCACCAACTCGTCGATCAGTTTCACCCGAGCGAAACCGATCCACTCTACATACGCGGTATGATTGGCGTGCCCTTGCACATCGATATCCGTGAATCGAACTTTTAATGTCGTTCGCATCTATGGAGATATCCCTTTTAAAAGGTCGGAGGGGTGGCGCGAACGCCACCACCCCTCGTTCCTCTCTCACCATTTAGTCGGCGTCAGCCTCCGTGATAGCCAGGCCATCGGAAACATCGACCACACCGCTGGCGTTTGTCAACACACTGACGAGCGAAGTCGTCGGCGTGTTGCTATCCACCACGATGATCACGTCACGGACGGTCAACTGGTTGGAGGCATCGTTGAAATACCCACTGCTGTTGACCGTGGCGATGGCGTCGGCGCTGGTGTAGTGCCAGAACTTGAAGCCATTGCCGTGGGCGAGTTGCGTCAAGTTTGCTGAACTATAAGCCATGAAACATCCCTCCCTTTACGACGTTGCGATGGCGGTGGTGTCGTTGAGGTTACCCTCGATCACACCGGTTCCGTCGATCAGGACGGATTCACCGCTCATCATGTGGTTGACGAAATGCGAAGCGCGATCACCGTGCCAGGTGATGTCGGCCGAAACCGCATCATTGGCAGCGACGTTGCCCGCATGCTTGCCCGAGGCGTAACCAAGGGCGGTCTTGTGCCAGACGAAGCACTTGGCCGTCGATGTGCCTTGACCCGGAAGATCCGGATGCATGGCCCATTTGACGCCCATCCAATCCCGCCACTTCCGATGCCCGGGGGCACCTTCGGTGAAGGGCATGCCGTTGGCGCCGACATAGTCGGCGGACGCAAACGACGTGACCGTCATGGCTTGGGCATACATGCGCGGCGTAAGCGCACCATACCGCTGGCCATCGTTGGGCACGGAGTTAGCATCAAGGGCTTCGACCATAGTGATCAGGCCAGCGAGGATAGCGGCATAGCTGGTCACCGCGAGGGTAACCGTGCTTTCCGCCGTGCTGTCCAGAATGACCGTGATCTGGCTATCGACCTTGCGCCCGAGCGCGTAAGCGCCCGATTTTGCATAAGCCATTCGCGCGTCGATATTGGTCTTGGCTTCGTCTAGAAGGTCGACCCAATCTCCGGCGTAAAAATCGACGAGCGTGCAGCTCGGCTGGGTATGGGTCGCGTTCATCGGGGTTATTTCGCCATGACGACTCTTAGTCGTCGCGGTTCCAGTCCCGAGTTTCTCAAAATAGGCAGTGTTGCCTATGATGTTGTCCTTCGTATACACGGCGGGTCGCAACATGGAGCCTTCACGCTGGAAAACCAGGTGAACGTCCTTGTTGTAATCGCCGATGAAGGCAGTCGAGATAGTGGTAGACATGATTTGTCTCCCTCTAAGGTTGCAGGGGACAAACCACCGTCGGGGTAGCCGGAGTGGTTAAGCGCCGCGGGGTGCCGGAAAACCGGGCCGCGGACGCAAGGAAACCTTCCAGCGCCTTCAGGGTTAGTGTTGACGGTCCGGCGGGCCGCTTGCGCGGGGTGCCACCATCACGTCCTGATCCAAAGGATCTAACGAAATATCTTTTTGGTTATGGTTGCCTTAATGAAGTGTTTCGTAATCGGCGAACAGTCTTGGGCTTCACCGACTTGCCCTTCCTGGGCGACTTCGCCGTCGCCTTCTTGCGCGTCTTCATCCCCGACGCACGGATAAAACTACGGGAAATTGAGGTCGACATGCCGGCCCTACGCTTTCCGGCTCTTCGGCTTGCGGGTCGTGATGACCTTCCACCCCTTCTTCTTAGCCGCATCACGGGCCGCCGCCATACCCTTCCGGGTATAGGGGTAAGACTTTTTACCAACTTTAGGCATCGAAAATTCTCCTTTGTCTTGATTGGTGGAGCCGGGCGGGAGCTGCCCCCGCCGTATAGCTGTAACGTTAGACGTTACGGCCTCGATCTACGCGGCCCCTTTATTTAAGAACGACGTCGGCATCGGTCTCGATCCAGACATGGGCGCCGCAAGACAACGGCTTGTCCGGCCGATAGACCACACGGCAGGGGCCTTGGATCTCGACCTCGTGGGCGTAGTCGTTGGACTGATACGTCTTGCACGTCAGAACGGGATCCGCCGTCCCCGTCTTCCGGTTACGTTTGATCACATGCTGGTTGACGTGAATGCGTGTCTTCATTATCGGACTCTGCCTGCTCTCCGTCGCAACAATCCAAAACCGGCTGCCTGCACTTCGGGCAGGCGTAGTGCCCACCCATCAGGAACAGGTTGGCCCATGCACCGCACCATGGACATTTACGCGGCTCCATCGATCCAGGCCGGCGGTCATCAGGCCGCCGCGCCGGCACCGATCTTCTTGTCGCCGAAGAGCTGCTTCGAGAGCGGTGCGCGTTGAGCATCAAGCCGCTTGGCCTTGGCGTTCTCGCCACGGGCCATGGCGTCGTGGATCTGCTCGGACAGACTGTCGTATTCAGACTGTACGTCGACCCCGGCCTCGGTGCCGGCGAGGCCCATCTGCAAAGTTCCCTCGGACTTCAACCGTCCGATGTCGGCGGCCAGCCGGGCATAGTGGGGGTTGCTACCGAGAAGGCTGCCGTCACTCAACTGGATATGCGACAGCTCCGGGTAGTCGTCGTGGGTCTGGTTGGCAAACGCCATGTTGGTATCGTAATCCCGATCCCACTCCCTACGCAGTGCCGCCTCGGTCTCTTCGGCTGCGGCGGCGTCGTTCCTAGTCACGGCGTCCCCGGCCGCTGCCTCGGTCGACCAGTACCAGTCGAGGGCAGCGTCGACGACCGCCTTGGGCGCATTCGAGGCATGCATGGCATCGGCGAAGGCACCCAGGCGGTCCTGTACCTGTTCGGATGCGTAGACCTCCTCGGTGAGGTGGCCGGGTTTTTTAATGTCGTAACCAGACGCCTCTTCCGGCACCCCGACGGCCTTGCGGAAAGAAGCCACGCTGGCCTCATCGGCATCGTCGCCTGGGATTCGGATGCGTCCGGATAGTTCCTGGTTGGCCTCACGCAGGGCCTTGGCCAGGGCCGCCGGCGATGTGTAACGGTCGGCCAACTTGCGGGTCGCGTCGTCGTCGATGGCCTCACGCCACGTTTCGCCAGCGGCGTCGGCGTCTTCTGTTATCGGCGTCGTTTCAGAACCTTCTTCGGGGGTGGCCTCGGAGCCCGCATCGTCGGCGGGGATGTCCTCGGCGCCTTCAGTCGTTTCTTCATTCATCGCTGATCAAACTCCTTCTTGGTTGTTTAAAACCGTGGGCTCCGGCGTCTCGCGACGCTGGTAGGTGGGTCGCGGCCAGGTACTATTCCGGACCGCTCAAGTCGGCATAGAGAGCCGCCTTGATCAGGCCGGCGATCTCACGCTTGCCGGCCCATCGTTGTAGGGCGTCGTTGTCCTCGGGCGGCGCGTCATACTCGCCGCACCAGGTCAGAAGCATAAACAGGGCCCGCTTACCGAGGGCATCCTCGCGCAGGAACAGGGCACGGAAATCGCGGGCGACGGTAATGCCGTCATGCTCCGTGCCCATGGTTGAGCCGATCAGGGCCCGGTGGAAGGCCTCCAGGTCCGGCTCGAGCTTCAGCTTGCCCTTAAAGGGTTGGCTCATGTAGAGGCCGATCGTATCGATCTCAATTCCCGTTGTCCGGCCGGCGTCAGACTGAGCCAGCCTGTGTCGTCGTGACGAGTGAGTCCGGCATCCCACAGGGCCCAGTATCCGGGCGGTGGGATCAGGTAACCATCGTCATTACGCAACCGGTCCCAGCCCCAAAGGGCACCGGCGTCAACCCATTCCAAGGCATCGCGTCTTTCTGCTTTTATGCCCATTTATGCAGCCTCTTCTTCCATCACGCCTTCCGGAAGTTGACTCACAATACCGGCCCCACGCTCCATGGTCTGCATCATCTGTTCTTGCTGCTGGGCCTGGGCCTGGGCCTTCTGCTTGTCTTCGATGCCGGCCTCGTCCAGGGTCAATGCTGACGGGAAGTCGTTGCTCTCGGCGATGAACTTGCCGATCTCGACCCAGTCATATGGATCCATAACCGAGGGTTGGACCTGGCCGATGGCGATAACCTTCTCAATGCCCTGAACGACCGTGGCCTCCTCGATCTGACGCTTCGCCTTCTCGACCGGCGAGGCGAAGCGGAACTGGATGGACTCGCCCTGAAGGGCTTCGGGGATCTGAGTGATGTCGCCGAAGGCGCCGCGGCGGAGCATGATGTTGAAGGCACGCTCGACGAGGGGGCCCGTGTAGTCGCTCTCGAGCCTGCCGAAGACCGCCCCGATTTCACGAACGAACTCTTCCCGCCGCTGGATCACTTCCGTCGCCGTCATCTGAGGCGCATCGACGGGCAGGTTGAGGACGTTGCGATAGAACAAGGCATGGATCTGTTCGCGCGCCGCAGACTGGGCGGACAGCCCCCACGGGATGTTGGCTTTACTGTCCATCTGCATAAACGGCTTCGACATGCCGAGGTTGCGGATCGCCTTGGCGTCGTAATAGCTGACCCCACCGGGACGCATCTGGGGGGCGTTGACCATGCCGTCGGACGGCAACAGCCATGGCGGGTCGACGGCGCGGTGCAGGCCGCGCAGCATCGTCTTACCCATCTGGTTCAAGGTCAGGACGTCGGGCAGGGCCATGATGCCGGGGCCACGGCCGTAGATCTCGCCCGAGCGGGTGTCCCAGCGGGGGAGGAAGAACGGGAATTCCTCGTAGCCCTCCTCGAGGACCTCCGACTCGGAGGCAACGTCGACGACGAGGGACAGGTACGGCATGTTGACACGGTTCTGGCGGCGCTGATCGTAGGCGTGGCGCTCCTTGACGCACCAGATGAAGTCGAACTTCTCCTCACGCCGCATGTTGGTATCGTTGAGCGACTCGCGGGTCTTGGCACCGAGGTTGTCCTCACCCCAGCGTTGGGCCGCCTGGCGCGCCGTCATCCGCTCGAAGATGTGGACACCGACGGCGTCGTTCTCGGCGTTGGTGATGAGGTAGACGTTGGCCAGGTGGAAGGACCGGAAGGCCAGGCCGACCTGGTCGGGACGGAGCGCCAGGTAGCCGGCCCCGGTGCCGAACGTGATCAGGTCGTCATCGACCTCACCGGTGGCCTGGATGAACTTGGCCTTGGGGTTATAGAGCGCCTTCCACAAACGCTCCTCGGCGAACTCGATCCACTCCTTGACGTCGCGCTCCTCGAGTAGGTCCTCGTTCTCGGGCACGATGTCGAACCACTTGCCCGGGGCCGAGCTCTTCGGCCGCAGCATCGAGCCGATGGCATTGACCAGACCGCGCTTGGCGGTGATCGGCACGGTATCGAAGATACGCTCGGTCCGCCGTGCCGACAACGGCTGACCTACGAAACCGACACGCTCGGGAGCCAAGACACCGGCGACCTCTTCCCACAACTGCGACAAGGTCGCCCGCTCGGTCTTCTTATGCTGGAAGGCCTCTATGATTTCCCGAGCACGGTGCATGGATTAGCCCACCCCCAGCAGAGTCTTGCGGGTGGTAGTAGCAGCGTCGGCAACGCCAAGTCCACCGCCGGTGTTGAGGATGTTAGCGCCAAGGCCGCGGCGTCTCTGGGCGGCTAGACGGACCTTCTCCCGGCGCGCCTTGACCGACGGATCTTCTGGGGTCGGCAAAGCTGGAGGTGCCGGCGGGAGTTTAGGCGAGGGGGGACTGAAAATACTTCTGCCAGGAAGAGTAAAGAGAGTCATTGCAATCTCCTATAGAGTTGATACGGCGTCACGGCCCCGAACGCCCGGAGCCCCAGCACGGCCTTGACCATGCCGACGCAGTTGGTAAGAACGAAGGAAGTGCCCGGCGTAACTCCACGCCGGACAACGAGGACTTGATAGCCGAGGTCTTCATAGAAACCCTTGAGGTCGAACCCGTCGCCGGCAACGACCTCGACGACCGGCACCCCGGCGCGCCCGTCGATAATAACCCAGTAGCCTTTATCATCCTCGATGGCGCAGAAGCAGTGCCGGAACCCACGCTTTAGCCAAGGATCGAGCCAATGATTGCCATGGTTGTGAAAAACGACGAGGCCCGTCGCCGCCGGCATCGACTTCTGAATAGCCAAGTCAGTACCTCAATATGTCGTAATTAATCGCCGGAGCAGGCGTGTGCAACGGCTTGGAGCGACGCGCCTTGTCGTCCGGGTTGAGCTCGAGGCCGCCTGCGTTCCAGGCGTAGACAACGGCATCACCCCGGTCCGGCGAGCGGCCGAGGCGCTTAATGACGTCCTTCTTGTTCTCGACATATATCTTCGGCGGCTGGCCGGGCCGGACCTCGTAGGTCGGCGCCGTCAGATCGCCCTGGAGCGCCTGGTCCGGCGGCAGGGCCAGGGATAGTCCGTACTCAGGATCGAGGGCCTCACGCAGCATCCACCACATCTCCGAACGACGGCTATAGAACCCGAAGTTGCCGTCCCGGGTATGAGTGGTCGCCTTCTCGGCACCGTTCATAGCCTCGTAAGGCAGGCCGGCATTACTCAACGCTGTCTCCGCATCGGCCCCGATGCCGATGACGTCGACACCGACGATGGCGCCGGCCCTCAGCATGCCGGCGGCGAGCACCGCGACCGAGGGGCCATCAGGTGTGTCACGGCCCGGCACGCAGGTCAGCTCGTCGAAGTAGGTGCCCCACCGGGGCGCAAAGACGGTGTCGTCGCGGCCACCGCGGGCGACGTCGAGACCGATCGAGGTCATCGTCCTATCGCTCTTGTCGGCGGCCCGCCAACGCTCGTTGGCCTCGAGGATCCAGGCGGTCGGGATGACCTGCCAGGTGTCGTCTTCCCTGGCGGCCATGAAGTTGCCATCCCTGATCGCCGAGCGCAGTGGCTCGGGCATGGCGTCGAGGGTTGCCTGGTAGCCAGTGTCGACCAGGAACGGGTTGTCCTCGAGCCTGGCTGAAATAAAGGTGCGGCTCTTTGGCTCATACCGCTGGCCGTTGTATTCCCGGATGTCGTCTGGCCCATCAACCTCCTGGTCGCGGCCGTCGGGGTCGGTGATGAACCACCGAAGCTCGCCGCGCTCCGGCGGGTTGGAATAAGTCGGATCGAGCCACGGCCGGAACATCCCGATAACCCATTCGCCCTCGGCGCCCAGGGGCGGGTTCGAAGCCATCACGACCCTCACCCGTTCCATTGAGATGTTTCCCAGGTCCTCGTCGGCAATCCGATTCCATCCCATCAGGAACCGCACCACGTCTTCCCGGAATAGGCAGGCCTCGTCGAAGCCGATCAGAGAATGCGGGTTGCCCTGCCAGGTCTCGGCCCGGTCCATGTCCTTGGCGGCGCCGAAGTCGATGACCCGGCCGGCGTATTTAAACTGCGCCGGCGGCGAGCTGTTGAGCCCGTCCCTAGTGCCGGCGATGGCGACGACCCGATCGATCAGGGCGCCGAGATCCGTGTACTGGGGCCTTAAGAGCAGGGTCCGTGTATGCCGGGTCAGGGCGAGGCCGGCCAACAGGTCGGTCTTACCACCGCCGCCGGCACCGCCATAGAGAAGCAGATCGGCCTCGGACCGGAAGGCGTCACCTTGCGGCCCCGTAGTGGGAATCCAGATATGATCGCCAGTGGCCTCGGCCACCATCTTCTCCGCCGCGGCCCGGGCCTCGGGCGCCATGCCCTTGACCTTGGCCAGCATGTCATCAAGGGTCGACGGCATCCGCTCCGTTCTCGATGAGGTACGCCATCCGCCGGGCCAGCTCGAGATCGCCGAAGGCCAGGTTAATCTGAGTGTTGTGGACTGCGTCCGCCGGCCGATCGAGGCCGTGCAGCCGAGCCTTGCCGGCCGTCGCGCCGTTGGCGGCGGCGAACTGGGAGGTGTCGACGGCGCCCAGGCGGTGCTCTTCGTATTCGCCGGTCAGGCTGTCGATCGTGACATCACAACGTTCGCGGTGTTGGGCCAGGCGTGCGTCGATAGCGTCGCGAATGTCAGGTTTAGCCAGTAAGGTGGAAGCTGATTGACGCGCGCCCTTCTCACTATAACCCGCGCGCACAAGGGCTTGAGT